CGTTCAGCAGCTCGCCGACCTCGCCGCCCAATTCGAGCGCATCGAACATTATGCCCGCGTCGGCACCTTCGACCCATGCCTCGTACCGCGCCAGATTGACGCGCCGCAACTGGGCCAAGAAAGGCTCTGCACTCGCGGATGATACAGAGGCGAGGCGGTGGCGGCTCAGGAACGTGCCGAGCGCGCCGACCATGTCGACTACGTCGCGGTGGCTGAAGGTGATGTCACGATTGCGGAAGGCCTCGTCGGCGAACGCCAGAGCGTCCTCGCGCGTGACGGCGGATAATTGATCAACCACGGGCATATCCCTTCTTAGGTTCACGGCAGGGAGCGCAGCGGCCGATGACGAGGCGCGGGCTATAGTCGCCGCATTCGGTGCACTCGCCGGGGACGCCGATCGGCATCGGCGCGCGCGCGGCGCGGATGCTTCGATCGAGCGCTGCCTGGGCGACGTCGTTCGCCATGTCGGCTACATCAGCCATGGTGCACATCCGCGGCGTTCCAGCGAGCGGCCGGGACGTACATGCGACCCCTGCCCCTGACGCTGACGAGCACGCGGTCCCCGCCGCTGGGCGATCCCGGCGCGATGCGGGCAAGAAGGGAGTGATCGGGTGCGAGCTCGACCCGGCGCCACTGTGCCATCACGCAGCCTCATGGGTTGGCTGGGCGCGAGCCCCGTCCGCACGCAGCTTGGGGACAGACGTCCTGAGGGGCAGGACCGAGGCAGTCGGGGAAACGGGGTGGCGCGCGATCGGCCAGGGTCGCCCGCAGGCGGTGTCCCAGATGCGGCGCCAGTTGGGCATGAGCGAGTCGACGATGATGGCGACCGCGATCAACGCAATGCAGATCAGGCAGCCAATGCCGAGGCCATGCATGAAGGGTGTCCAGTTCACGGGCGAGCTCCACGGTTGAGGATTGCAAGCATCAGCTCGGTGAGGACTTCGGGCGAGACGAGGTCGTGCAGGTCCGGCACCGGGGGCAGCGGACAGATCATGCCGCGCGACGCCGTGACCGACCAGGCGCGGTCCAACCGTCCGCCTCGACCAGCTTCTCGACGCCACTGGGTGCGATCACGCGCACGCGGCCGTCAGCCAATTTTCGAATGACCGGGCACTCGAACTCGTAGACCGGGCGTGGGCCGTGAGCGCCCGACCAGATCTCGTCGATGCTCGAGTTACGCCGCACGGTGATTGCTGGCGCGGTCAGCACGTCCAGGCCACGACTGATGCACTCGCGAGCCTGCTCGTTCGTGAAGCGCTTGCCTCCGGTGATGCTGTGCCCCCCGAAGCCGGTCTTCTCCCCGCCTTCGATGGTCCCGTACCAGGCTGGCCGGGGCTTCGACGGCGTGACCAGATAGGTTGCGGGCTGACGTCCGATGATTTCGCCCATGAGGCGCTCGCGAGGGGCGGTCATGCGCAAGCCCTCAGGTAGGTCGAGGCAGCTGTGCTGTCCTCGGCGTACTTGCGCGATCGCTTGGCGTGGTACTGCGCGGCGATCACGGCGGCGTGGTCGGTCTGCGCACGCTCGTGAAAGCCCGCCTCGGCAGCTTCGACCGCGGCGACCAGTTGGTCCATGTTCGGACGCCGGCCCATCTTCTCCCGAAGGCGGTCGTGCTGCGAAATGATGATGCGGAGGGAGACCGGGGGTATGTGCAGCCGGCTGGCGTGGCCCGCGATCGCGTCCTTGATCGCGCTGCGGCGCGCGACGGCGTAGGGCACGTGACCGGTAATCCCGTCTTTTTCTTCCTGGATGTACGCCTCGATCAGCGCCGTCTCGGCGTTCGACAGCCGCGAAACGGCGTTCGAGATATCGAGGATCGACTGGTCGAGATCCGGATCGTGAGATTTGATGGTGCGGCCGGTCATCGCAGCACCATCGGCGCGTCGATCCGCGTACGCGGGTTACCGGCGACCGCTCGGTTCCAGGCGGAGAGCCCCGGCCACGACTTCCACAGCGTAGCGCAGAAAGCCTCAGCGCTGAACGCATACTTAGCTTGAAACTTAGGCCAACCGAGAACCTCCGTTTGCTCGTGGTGGTGCCCGTCGCACATCGGTAGCGTGAAGCGGTCGGCGACCTTCGTTGAAGTGCCCTTATCCCCCGCTTCGTCCCAGTGGCACGCCCTAACCTTGCCGCGGCACTCGCCGGTGTCTTCCAGGATGCAGGGATGCTTTCGGACGAACCGAAGAAACGCGGGCGCATCTTTCTCGACCGGGCGCCCGACGGTGCCGCGCCGCTTCGGCTTCAGCTTCGCGCGCAGACTCACGCGACCACCCGATAAGCTACGATGTCAGACGGTGCGTCCTGATGGGTCCAGCAGCTGGTGTACCCGTGCGCTGCAACGCCAAGGGCGAGGTTCGCGAGTTCCGCGGCGCGACGATCGCGGTCGAACCGGAACTGCACATGGACGAGCGCCAAATCCGAGACAGGGCACCCTGCCCCATCATGCTCAATCCAATCTGAAGAAGCCTGCTCGGCCACGATCGTCTCTCCACAAGCCGGTATGGCCTGTCGAGATAGCTATAAGTCGGTTATTTCCTACTAGTCAATATTCAGGTCGGATATTTCTGACGCGGCTACCGGCTAATGCTGAAGGCAGCTCTCGTGAGATCGTACAAGACCGCGATCGCCCAGATGATGAGCATGAGCCCAATTGAGTTTGCGAACGCGGTCTGCCGGTCCGAAGCGGCCAAAACAGGCTTTAGGACAACGAGTGCCAAGGCGCACAGGAGTTGTGCCAAGAGCAAGTAAGCACTGAAGCGAACCGCTTGCTTTTCACGCTCAAGTTCGATCGACCGCTCTCGCGCTAGCTTCCCAAGCTCGATGTGGATCGCCCCCGCAGATGCCAGCGTGATGGTGACGATTACGCCAAGCGTCGCCAGTAGCTCCTGATTCACGAACCCGCGCAGGAACGTATTGCCAGTGTCCGATAGTGCCGATGGTACGCAGATGCTAACTGCCGCCAGGATTGTCGCTATCGCGATTAGGGTCACCTGGATCAGCATCGTTACGGCCGAGTACCTCGTCGAGCTTGTCTCTGACCAAGGCCACGAGCGCCATGCCCTGCCCGATCAAGCTGCTCACCCTAGTTGTTCGCACTTTGTCCGTCGAGGTATATCGATCACCGTCGAGCGCCGTCGCTGTCACGGTCGCTTGCCCCTTCGAACCATAGGCGACACCGGCCTGCACCTCTGGGGCGTCTGCCTTTACGCCATCCGGGCTTTCAAGGCTGAGTTTGACGCGTTGTGCGCCAGTATCTTCGCCGACCTCCTTGAGCTTTTCGTCAAGCTTGCCTGCGAGGTTGAACATATTCGGGACGACAAAATCGAATGTTATCGACCTCAGAAGGTTTCCATGTCGTTTTGCAAAGTTCTGAAAGCTTTGTTCGTCCCAGATTGCCTTCACGCTTATAATGTATGGAGCCTCGGGTAACGTGTTAATTGCCCCGATCATTGAGCTTAAAACTGCCAACGGTTGACCTACCTTCGTACCCTTTTCGAAGGCTAGCTTCTGACCATCGTCGTGATGTTCAGGATCAATGGTAACGACAGCACCCTGCCAAATCTCGGATGATGTCGGCTTTCCACCATCTTCGGGAGGTTCGTAATGCTGGATCGGATATTGCCGCTCAATTACCCCAACCACTGCGCCGTCCGAGACCTTTGTCCCGTAAGGTACCCAGTGAAACTTGCTGCCTCTGTGTTCAAAAGCGCGTTGCTCACCGAAAGCAATCCTGATCCACTCGGCTTTACCCAGCTGGGCATCAAAGAGTCCGGGCTGTGCGCGAGGAGCCAATGATAGATGGTGAAGTTCAAATGTAGCCAAGTCCGCCCCCCTAAAAACGCCGTCAGCAACTATTTTTTGGCACCTACGAATATCACCCGCCCGACTATCCTGACGAAATCCTGGTGCTCTTCGTCGTCCGGTACTGATGGGTTGTCCGATAGGATGATGTAGCGATCGCCCTTGATCCTAAGGCGCTTGATCGATCCGACGTCGCCGACAGTGAACGCCCAGATAGCGTCCTGTTCGGTTACCCGAGTTTGCGAACGATCCAGCAAGATCACGTCGCCATCGTGAATTGTCGGAAGCATAGAATCGCCCCGTCCGCGCGCCCATGTGAGCATCGATGGCGGCGAATAGGTGATCGTCTCGACCCATATCTTTGGGAACTTGAGAACGTCGATCTCGATCGGTACGTCGGTGAACATCCCGCCCATGCCAAATGCAAGGTCAATCTGCTGGATCTCGACCATATCAAGGTCCTCGTCAGCGAGCACCGCTGGCCGCGCGATGTGAACATTCGACGTGCGCTTCGCAGGTGGAGGCGCTGGAGGCGCGTTCGGGTCAAGATCCGCTTCGGTTTTCCCGACTGCGTTCAACAGCTTGCGGACGGATACAAGGCGGGGGCTCCCTTCGCCGCTTTTTAGATTTGAGAAGAAGCCGCGGTTTAACCCAGCAATTACCGCCCAATCCGTCTCCGCCATCTCGGGCGGCTTCAGCGCGATCAAAGAGTCGTAGAGGCGCTTCCCGCGCAAGTCGCTGATTTCCACCATGTCGGATGCTTCACACACGAACGGCTGGGTCGGAAGCATGAAGTTTCCAACTTGATAGGTCGGAAACATCCGACTATACCGATCCCATGGTTACGACGCTGGCGAGCGACGCGGACATTCTAGCCCAGATCGATTGGTTCTGCGCAGCCCATGGACTAAAGCCTTCGACGTTCGGGCGCCTTGCGATTGGCGACGCCAATCTGATTACCAACCTAAAGGCGGATCGCTCGCTTACCCTGAAGACCGCCCGGCGGATCATAGACTTCATGGCGTCGTACGCGGTCGACCAAAAGCAGGCAGCGTAGCCCATGCTGCTCTCTCTCCCCTTCGAAATAAGCGCGCGTGTCGCCGCGACTCCGGTGGTCGCGATCATGATCAACGGCAAGCGCCACGACGGCTTCACCGTCAGCGACCCGTACCCGGAAATTCCGGTGCTTGAGTTCAGCCACTGCACCTCCTGCGGCTGCAAGGCGTCAAGCGAGATTCGCTCGTGCCAGCAGCCCGTCTGCCCCTCTCGTGATCGAAAGGCTGCCTGATGCGTAAGCTTGGACTGTTGGTTGCCGCTGGCCTTGCGATCGCGGGGATCACGGCGGTCATCTTCGGGGTGTCCGTTATTCAGATGGTCGCGGGCTTCGCGCTCGGCGCCGTCTGGATGATCGGCGCGGCCGTTCTGGTGAACTCGACCGACGCCAACGTCTGCAACTGCGACGAGTACGGCGAAGAGCTGGCTTGGATTGGCGGCAGCATGGATGGCTTCGAACTTCATGACGAAGGCAATGCCCGATGAGCATCCCTACAATCCACGGCAACCGTCCGGTGTTTTCCGCTTCGGCGGTGCTCGAGGCGGTCGCGACCGAGCTTTCGCTGATCAAGTCGCAGGATCGCCTGACGTTCAACGACCTCGGCGCGGTGCTCGGCAAGAGCGAAGACCAGGCTGCGAAGTATTGCGCCGGCGAGGCTGACATGGGTCTGGTCTCGTTCGCTCGTGCCAAGCGCGAGTGGAACGGCCGATTTACCGGCGCGCTCGATCGGCTCTGTCACGACAGCCGCCCAGCTGCTGGCAGTGATCGCGGGCGCCACTGCAAATTGCTGAAGGCCGCGCTCGCCGTCGCCGAGGCTCTGGAAGATGACGACGACGTCGACGCCAGCGAAGTGCGGGCGAACCGGGTTGCCATCGAGGACGCCCGCGACGCGCTGAACGACCTTCTGGCCAAGCTCTCGCCGCCTCTTCGAGACGAGTTTTAACGCCTAACCTATTCAATACCGGAGAATATCATGGAAGCGCTCAATAGCGCAGTGCCGGTTGAGCCCGGTTCTGCGGACGGTTCTTTGCGGCCTGCTGCAGCGCTTCGCTGTGAAGTCATAGGGGATGCGACCCTCTATTTGGGTGATGCGCTAGGCGTCCTCCAGTCGCTGCCGTCTGTTGGCGCCCAGGCCATGGTCTGTGATCCGCCGTATTGTAGCGGAGGCTTTACGGAGGCAGCGAAGCGAAGTGCCAAGGGGCAGGGTCTTCGCTCAAAGACTTTGTGCGAAACGGGCTGGTTCGGTGGTGACAATATGACTGCGGCCGGGCTGCAATGGCTACTGCGCGCGGTAGCGGTTGCCTTCAAGGGCCATGTCGAGGGCACGCACGCCACCGCGAGCTTCTTCGCCGATTGGAGAATGGTGCCGCTCCTAGCTCAAGCGATCGAGGCGGCGGGGCTGAGGTTTCAGGCCATGCCGGTTTGGGATAAGCAGGCCGTCGGGCTGGGCACCGGGTTCCGCGCTCAGCATGAGTGCATTCTTCACTTCTCAATCGAAACGCCGCGGTATTACTCGGCAAGCTACGGCAACATTCTGCGAGCTCCGCGGATGAGCGCTGATCGTGACCATCCTACTGAAAAGCCGGTCTCACTGATGTCAGCGCTGGTGAACGTCCAGAGCGATGTCGGCGGGGTCGTACTGGATCCTTTCATGGGAAGCGGCTCGACAGGCGTCGCCGCCCTCATTTTGGGTCGCCGTTTCGTTGGCATCGAACACGATCCGGTCCACTTCGACACGGCTTGTCGCCGAATCGAACAGGCACAAAATTCCTCTAGCCGCAGGTTTGAGCCCGAAGGTTCCCTATTCGGGGAGCTTGCAGCATGACCATCAGCACCCATGAGCAGTCGAAGCTGACGGCGGGCATTATCTACGACGCCCTGGTGCGCGCAGCCCGTACTAGCGCCCCCTGCCCGAGCAACACGGAACTCTGCCGGCTGGTCGGCGCGACGAGCGTTGCCACCCCAGCGCATTCGATCTCCCGCATGGCGAAGGATGGCAAGCTGCGGGTGACCAGCGCGAGCAACGGTCGCGAGATTCATATCGTCGAGCTCGACATCACGATCTTCTCGAAGATGCGGACCAAGACGAAAACCCGCGAGCATGAAACGGCGCAGGCCGAAGGTACCGCGGCGCGTGCGACGCCTCGCCCAGCGCCGGTCTATCGCGAGCCCTGCTTCCGCTGCGGCGTGCGCGCAGACATCGGCTGCGAGCACACCCCTGCATGGGCACGCGCTGACTCGGCGGAGATGATCTAACATGCAGGCCGATTCCCTTACATGCGCCGCTAAACCGGCTCACCTGTCCACCGTCGCCGATCTCGACGCGGTCATGATCGAACGCCGCGACGCGCGCCGGCAGAAGGAGGCTGAAGACCTCGCCGCCCGGAAGGCGTCGAGGCGAGCCGCTAAGGCGGCTCATACATCCCATATTCTTTCCGTTCCCCGCATGGTCGGGCTGATGCGCGCTGGCGTCCTGTTGGGCAGCGCAAAGGCTCTGGCCGAAGCGCTCGGCATCCAGCCGCGCAGCCTGCGCGCCAAAACCGACTCCGACCGCGGCGTGTCATGCGAGGACCTTATCGCGGCGGCGGATGCACTCGACGCGCGCGCCGCGCTGATGGTCGAGCATGCCGCCAAGCTGCGCGCGGAGGCTAAGGCCGCGTGACCCTCCTGACGGGCTTTGATCTGTGCCGAGCGGCGATGGGCGTCTTAGGGATCAGCGCGCCCGAGCAGAGCGTGCTGAACGTCCTCGCCATCATGGCGAACGACGAGGCCCGTTGCTGGCCTGGGATCAACGGCCCGACCGGGTTGACCGGCAAGACAAAGCTTTCGGAGCGTAGCGTTCAGCGCGCGGTTCAAGCGCTCAAGGATGCTGGTCACATCAACTGGCAAGACCTGCCGGGCCGGGGTCGGATCTATCTCGTCCACCCCCGTCAGTCTGACACCCCCGCCACTGTGGCACCCCGTCAGACAGTCACCCCCGTCAGAGAGGCGGCAACCCCCGCCACAGTGGCACCCAAACTACCAAGAACCACCATACCCCCGAAGGTGGAGCGCAAGCGCGATGCGGGCGGTACGGTTGTTCCCCTCGACTTTATTCCAATCGTCACACCGGACTCGATCACCGGCAAGGCCATGGCAGCGTGGCCGCCTGGCGTCGAAGCGGAGCAGGTCGAGCACTTCATTGATCGGCACACCACGCAAGGCACGAAAAGCCTCGATTGGCAGGCTTCGTGGAGAACCTGGGTCAAAAACTGGAAGAGCTTCAATGGCAAACGAACTTACGACCGCCGACCAGCACAACGCGGTAACGATCTCACCCCGATGGCA